GTCCGGTGGTGAATCAGGCGGCGCGGCCGGCGAGATGCCGCTGCCAGCGAGCGCGAGCCGCGTGCCGTACCTGGCCATCAATGCGGCAGTGTCGGATTGAGCTTGGGTCTTTAGATTGGCGACAAGGGTGTTCTGCGCCCGCGCCTGCTCAGCCTCGAGGTTCGGATCGACCGGCAGTTCCGGCTGTTTTGGCTGCATCGTCGAGAACAGTCCCACCTTTAGCTATCAGGTGGCGATAGAGCGCATCAGGACGAAGTGCGGCGCAACGCACCCCAATCAAATGACTTACAGAGGTGGTGCAGAACAACCCGAGCCGCATCCACGGTAATTCATTCTCCCGCACGTCGATCGTAACCGTGGCATTGCCCTTGATAATCGCGGCGATAATGCCCTGTGCGGCGGGCCCATCTTCCAGGGCCCGCAAGCGCGTGCGTCGAAATCCAACATCATAGATCCACCACTGCGACAACTCTGGAATCCATGCCAGCGCCGACACGTGTTTGAACCGGCCCATCGCGATCGCGGCAAAAAACCAATTCTCGGCCTGTCTATGGAAAACAACCGTCCAGCGGTGCGCCTCAATGCCGTAGGCGTGGGCCTCCCGCATCACGACACCCGGCGCATGGACTTCCGCCGATTCCACGTCTGGATCGGCCGGAGATCGCCCAGTGGGGACTGGTTTGTCATCCGCCTTCCCTCGCCCAGCCCGATCATCAGATACTGCTTGGCGTCGCAAACGTGGCTGTATTTTCCCTTGTTCGGCTTTAGCTCGCCAGTCTCGTCTCGCTCGTTGAAATATCGTCCGGCCATGCCGACGATCAGCGTCCGGCACACCGGCGAAATCCGAACCCTGGGCGAGCCGTCGTACATCTCGTTCAGCGCGTGCGCGACCGTATCCACGCGGGTCGCGATGTTGTTGTTCTTCAGCCCTGGCGGATTCTGCACAATCATGCCGTGACCGCGGAACACGTCGACGCCCGACTGATCCGAAGTCTGGGTCTTGTCGTTACCCTTGGGGTCGCCATAGAACCGCACTGGACAATTCGGATAGTGCTTCGCCAGGAAGCGTTGCACCTTGGGTGCAAACGTCACGGCGCCCTCGTTCGAGCCGATCAACTCATTCTGGATCAGTATCCGATTATTGATCGGTTGCGCGAATACCGCAGCCGGCGATCGCCCGAAGTCGAGCCCCACAACCACTTCTGCGCCCATCACCGGCCGAAGGACTTCACGTGAAACATGAACCTCGCGCCGGAACATTGGCCAAACCGGCGAGCCCTCGACCACCAGCACCACGCGGACCATCAAACGGCTGTCGATCCAGTCCTTGCGCTTGCCCTTGATCTGTTTCTGGTAATAATCGGCCGGCAGGTTCGAAATGTTGTCGGCGTGAGGATTGACCGAATAACCGGTCACCACCTCGTGCCGCTCGTCCCAGTGCTCGATCAGAGCCGGCGGCTGCAGAAAATATCCCCAGCCATCCGGCCACTGGTATTCGACCCGCTCCTCCTCGGACAGCCCCGACGGAACGTCCACGCGCCCCGTCATCTTCGCTGTCCAGTGATCCTCGTCCGGTGCGTTCATGTCCGCGATCACGCCCCGCCAGGTCGGACCGCCATCCTCCTGTTTCGGGTAGCGCAGACGCGACGTCGCCTCGTCGACCAGTTCCTTGATGATGTACTGGAGCTCGTTGAAATATATCCCGGTGTATTCGCCCGATCGCAATCGTCTGACATCCTCCGGACGATCCAGTGCCATGAAGTCGACCTCGAGCCGCACATCGTCAAATCCGATCTTGTGCGTCAGCGCCTGACCCCAGTTGAACCGGCCGTGCAGATGCTCCGGGAAACAGTCCAGCCATGTCCGGATCGTCGTGCGCTTCAAGTCCGGATGTGTGTTGCGCACCACTGCAAACCGCGTCTTCCTGAACCCGTCGACCGGCGACTTCACCTGCTCCATCGCGTGCCGCATGATCCGCACACACGCCCCAACCGTCTTGCCGCTGCCCAGCGGCCCCTCGATCACGTCGAAATCGTTGTTCGACGTCACGAATTCCGCGAGTTTAGTTCCTGCGATGAACTTGTAAGCGGTCATTGCTCGTCATCGTCCGCCGAGATGCGTGCGGTGAAGCCGACCGCTCGGATGTTGTGGACGCTGCACCGTCACGCCGCGGGTCTCACAATCGCCGATGGCTTCATGATCTGACCCACCACCTGCGCCTTCAAAACATCGCAGCCGATGTTGATTTCCAGAAACCCTACCCCCGCGATATGCGCGGCCGGCTTTCCAGGGCCCATAACGCCCACCAACCCTACCCCAATCATCCGACCCGCCCGTGCCTCCACAAGCGCATTCTCCAGCAGCGCCACAACATTCGGATCAGCCAACGGAGACTTCAAACCCAAATCGATCATCGCAACCTCCTAAAAATCTGACGGCCAAAAAATAAAACCGCACCCCGAAGTGCCATGGCGAAAAGTGTGCGAGGGCTGGACCAGCGCCTATTCCGGTCGCCGATTTTTCCCCCGGGGGTCGTCGTAACGAGCCTTCCAGAATCGAAGGCCGCCCCCTGCTCGTTTGATCAGCGCTCATGGCCCATGACCACCGTTTAGCGTCTAAGTCGTTGATATGATTGAAGGCCGTTCATCTTCAATGGTCTGAACCTGCTGAACCGGCGCCTGCGTGAGAATCTGAATGATCACGCCAGGTGTTGCGGATTGTCCTGCTGCGCCAGTGACTTGGCTGTCACCGAGACGTTCGAGCGCCAGGATCGCGTTCACCACGGCCGCTTTGTTGTCGTCCTGCTCCTGCATTTGCTCGAGCCTGTGAATTCGGCGAGCTCGGCCGGACGTTCTCAACACCTCGCACTGCTGAATGTAGTACGCTTTCACATGAGGCTTTGTGAGCGCGACGTAGAGGGAATGATCTGTCAATCCAGCCTTTTCGGCTGCCTCTGAACGCTTGAGACCCTCCCACACCATCAGGTCGAGCGCGACCTTGTTTTTGCCGGTAACCTTGAGGGGTTTGGCGGGTTTCGCTGCTGATTTGGTTGGTAACGGCGCTGATAAGGCTGGCAGGGTGTTCATGCTGCGAGGATTGCGCTGTCGGGTTGGAGGGGCAACGCACCCAGACCGATGGTATGTCGCTTGGCGTTCGCCTTCGCTCATGGTCCTCGGTCGCAGGCTCCCTGCGGAAGGAAAAGACGGGCGCGCGTGGTGGCGGGTGAGGCTGATGCGCTTTTTTGAGATGGCTCGCAACGCCCCGTGGGTGGGGATCGACACTTATGCCTGCGGCTCAGAGGTTTCCGTCGTTTCGTGGGGACATGCGATTTGGGCGGTTGCCGCTTGACACGCGATAGGGCATTTTTCCGTTTGTGAAAATGCTCGACCCCGATGCGCGACGTGCCGTAGTGCTATTAATGGGCCGCGGACTGATAACGCTGCCCGAGGCGGCGCGACTGGCGGGAGTGAGCCGACCGGTGGTGAGATATTGGTGCAAGATAGCGGGAATTGAGATAGGCCAGGCCCGCGAAGCTCGACTGTCGAAGGAATGGCGGAAGGCGATGCGCCGGCCAGATTAGGGATCGCTATCTTCGCCGGAGAAGTGGTCCGGCCCGAGTCGCTGTTCGATCAGCTCGCATAGCTGCATCATATCGTCGATTGATAGCGTGACGGCTATTTCGTCCGGATCGGAACGCTCGTTGGTGAACGCTTCCATCAGTCTGGCGTGTAGATCAGCCAAATCTTCAAGCCATTCCTCTTCCGTCCATGCCCCGCGGTCGGTATTCCGACCTCGAAACGGGATCACCTGTGCTGTCACTTAGGCACCCATCGTCGATCATCGCTCACGCCATCGCCTCGTCTGCCTTGCGTTCGTTCTCCGCACGATGCACGGCGCCGGCACGACGCGCGCTCATGGCCTTCTTGCGCTTGCGCCGTTTGGCCTCTCGCTGCATCACCATCATTCGCATGTGGTCGGAGCGATCCTTGCGCGACTTGCCAGCCCACCTGGCTTTGCCGCCAATCTTTCCCAAAGGCCTTAAAACACGCGTTAAAATAGCTGAACTAGGCAGGCTAGATGAGTGCCCCGGCCGAGCCTGATTTGCCTGCCTCGGATTGAACTTTTGGGCGATGCGATTAATCATCTTCGCCTGTTGCTCGGGGTCAATCTCCACCCTCAG